AGGTGGCTATCCGACCTTCAAGCAGGTGGGCGATCATTGGAAGCGATCGGCGTGCGCCAGCGACCGGAAAAGATGGCGGAGCGTCGCTCGAATGGTGTATGAATGGGCCTCTGGTGACGCTCTCGTTCCTGGGCTTCGGGTGAAGCACAAGGACGGCAATCCTGACAACTGCCACCCCAAGAATCTCTACATCGACGGGACCCCACGGCCGGGGAACCGCAGCAAGCTCAATCGTCTTCTCGATCTCCAGAGGAAGATCATGCCAGGCAACCACAAGGTCGCCGGTTGCGAACCCTGGATCGAAGAGGAAGATGTATACGACGTCCTTCCACAAGACTGCTCGAGCGTTGCGGCGACCGAGGTCTTCTTGGGGGTCGGCGAGGAGACTGGAGGACTAGATGGCCCTCCGCGATAGGGCGGTCAAGGCGCTCCGAAACGTGTTCGGCGCTCCTCAAGCGGAGCGCGCCAAAGCCGACTCGCCCTCGGTCGCGGCGATGCGGCATCACGTGCCCAGCATGTTCACGGTCTGGGGACGCGAGGACATCGGCGGCCTGCTCACCGTCTCCCAGTCCCTCATGGATCGGTTCGCCGACTACGAGGCGATGGAGGAGTACCCAGACATCAACTCGGCCTTCCACTACTTCGCTAATGACGCGACTCAGCCCTCGGTCAAGGACGGCCGATGCATCTGGGTCCAGTCGGAGGACAGTGCGATCAAGGGCCTGGGCGACGACCTGATGCATCGGACGCTGCGGGTCGAGGATGAGATCTGGCCGCAGGCGTACGGTCTCGGGATGATGGGCAACGACTATCTCGAGCTGCTCATCACCGAGAACGGCGTCGTCGGGACCAACACGCTTCCCGTGCCCACGATGAGGCGCGTCGAGCGGCTTGACGGCGGCCTGATCGGCTTCGTACAGGACGTGACCGGCCAGTTCACCGCGAACAGCCAAGAGCTGCGGCGGATGCTCGCAGGCAATGCCGAGATCCCCAGGAGCCTCGCCCTGTTCGAGGACTGGCAGGTCGCCCACTTCCGACTGCGCGCGACGCGGCGGCGCATTCCCTACGGCGTCTCCGTCGCCGAGGGCGCCCGTTGGATCTGGAAGCGCCTGGTGATGCTCGAGGACAGCGTGCTGATCTACAAGCTCACACGCGCGCCAGCTCGCTACGCCTACTACATCGACACGACGGATGTGCCATCCGATCAGGTCGGGTCGTTCCTCCAGAAGGCGAAGAGGGACCTCAAGAAGAAGCGGATGGTCAACCCCCGCTCCGGTCGCCTGGATCTCCGCTACAACCCGCTGGCGAGAGACGAGGACTTCTTCATCGCCGTTCGCGAGGGCCGTGAGTTGGCCCGGGTGGACGTCCTCTCCGGTCCCGATTACCAGGCTGTCGATGACGTGGAGTACTTCAAGCAGATGCTCCATGCGACGCTGAAGGTCCCGCGCGCCTATCTCGGCAAGGACGAGGCTCCGCCGTCGAAGTCGATCCTCTCGAACGACGACGTGCGGGCGGCCAGGGTGACCTTGAACCTCCAGCGCGAGCTGAAGATCGGTTGGGAGCGGATCATCCGCACGCACCTGGCTGCGCGAGGCGTGCGCGATCCCTGGAAGCCCGAGTTCACGATCGAGATGACCATTCCTTCGGGGATCTGGGAGCTGTCGGCCTACGAGACCCTCAATGCGGCGGCCGACTATGCGAGCCGGATCCAGCCGTGGGTCAGTACCCGCTGGATTCAGGAGAAGATCCTCAAGTTCTCGGAGGAGGAGATCAAGGAGATCGATAAGCAGCAGAAGAAGGACTCCGAAGAAGAGCAGTCCGGCGACCTGCCCAGCTATGCGATGGGCGGTGCCCAGGGAGGTCCGCCGGAGGCTCCGCCACCTGGCGGGGAGGAAGAGCCCGAGGAACCCGCGCCCGAGGAGAAGGAGGGCGAGGAGGAAGAGGGGACTCCCAAGCCGAAGCCTGCGCCCAAGCCTGCGCCGAAGCCCAGGGCTCCTGCGGTCGGGAAGTCGAAGAAGGCGACGCCGGAGGAGATGAAGCGGTGGGACTATGAGCGGCGGCTCGAGGAGTGGAAGTACAGGGAGTCGAACCGGCGGCACGCCGAGATCATGGACAAGCTCGGCCAGCTGACAAAGGATGATCCGGGCTTCGCCAGGCGCGATCGGGATCGCCGTGCGTTCTTCGAGGACGTGCGCGGCCTACTCCGGCGAACCAACGGCGGCGGCATCGCTGTACCGCCTGGGGGGAAGTTCTCCCGGAAGGAGCTGCTCTCGATGTCCCGAAGATTCCACGGCCGGTAGGCGCAAACCTAGTTGCGCAGGATAGATGTAGACCGTAGAAAGTTAGGAAGGGAGCGCCTGTCGTGAACGACGCAGCCATCATCAGTCTCCTGCGCAACGTGAGGCAGGCCGACGACGTCCTCTCGCGTCTGCGGGATGGGTCGCTCGAGGTCCGGCGGGAGCGGATCGCCGAGGCGTTAGCCAGCCCCGACTGGGCTGCCGGACCGGCGCAGCTCCTTGCCACGTACCCGCACCACGCGCTCATCGAGAAGAACGACATCCTGATGCGCGTCCGGGTCGAGGAGGAGGACGGCAAGATCGAGTTGGGCGAGGTGGAGGTGTTCGACATCCCCGACAAGGTGGGGGATGTCGGTGCCGAGGTCATGGAGACAGCCAAGGCGGCCGTCGACCTGATCCTGGCGGACGACTACGACGCTGCGACCCCGCTTGTTGCGGGCATTGCCAACGCGCTCAACTACAAAGGCGATCTCGGCGAGCAGGTCGCGACCGAAGTGTCCAAGCGTTCCATCCAGCGGGACGCCTGGTGGCACAAGGTCGTGCGCGAGGGAGTCGGCGAGGACGCGCAGATCGAGATCCCTGCTCCTCGCGCGAACGACCTGCCGGGGAGTATCGACGATCTCCGAGAGGCGCTGACGACGGCCGCGAGGACCGTGGCGGAGGTCGTGCAGCAGATCCCCGGGGAGCGCGCCACGAAGGAGATCGTGGAAGCGGCCCGGGACATTGCGGCAGACATGAAGTACGCCATTCAGGCGCTCGGTGCCGCGAGCCGTGACGACGAAGCCGAGCTGGCGGGCGTCTACGAGGGCGTGTCCGGCATGGCGAGCCACCTTCTGATGGGTGCCAAGTTCCTCGCGAGCCTGGCCGAGCAAGACACCGCGAACGCAACGAAGGAGTAGGACCATGATGCTGGGAGACCAAGGACCCCAGACTTCGATCGAGGAGGATCTTCAGGCTCTCGGAATGGGTCACCTTCTCGCTGAGGCCGACACTTGCCCGTCCAGCAAGGGCGACGGGGATGACGACGACGAGGACGAGGACGAGGGCAAGGAGGAACAGACCGAGGCGCGCGAGTACGACGAGGAGACCGGCCGTACCGAGATCGAGGTTCGCGCCGAGGACGAGGACGAGTACGAGATCGACGAGGACGAGTTCTTCGAGATCGTCGGCGAGTTCATGGAGTCGCTCGATCTGGACGAGGACCAGGTCGACGACGCCCTCGAGAGCGAGGAGTTCACGGACATCTTCGTCGAGGCCCTCGTGGAGAACGATGCCCTGGACGAGATCGACGAGGACGAGGAGGACGAGGAGATCGAGGAGGACGAGGACGAGATCGACGACCCCAGGATGGAGGCCGCTGCCGATCTGCTCGGCCTGTTCTACGAGCATCTCCAGACCATGACCGAGGACGACGACAGGCCCAACTACGACGACCTGGTCGGAGTGATCGAGGCGTTCGAGTACCTCACGGACGGGATCCTCGACGAGACCAAGCGGACGATGGGTCTCCGCGCCCTCCGCAAGGCCCGCCGGATGAAGAGTCGCCTGGCCAAGCGCGGGAAGATGAAGCGGTCGACCTTCAAGGCCGCGAAGCGCGGCCGGATGATGATCGGCGGCCACGAGTTCAAGGCCGGTGCCGCGTCCCGCGCCCAGTTCCGCAAGCTGATGCGGAGCGCGAGCCCGAGGCGCCGGAAGGCCCTCAAGAAGCGGCTCAAGGCTCAGATGGGCGTGACCTCCAAGGACGTCAAGGCCCGGATCACCGGCAAGAAGATGGCAGCCGACGTGGAGCCCCAGGGCAGCCCGATCTCCGAGCTGGTGCAGCACCTCAACGACCTGCGCGAGGCCGTCCAGAGCGACGACTCCGCCGCCGAGGAGCTGGTCGACGGGCTCAGGAGCGTCTTCGAGACGGCGACCACCTTCTACGAGCGGATCGCGGAGGAGGTCAGCAGCGACGAGTCGATCGAGGAGGAGGACAAGGAGGACGACCCGCGCGTGGCGATGGGTCGGCACCTCGAGTCGATCGCCGAGGACTCGGCGGCCGTCGCCCAGCGGATCGTCGAGGGAGAGGCGGACATCAACGACGCGGCCGACGACCTGCGCGCCCTGGCGGCGGACCTCGACGATGCGATGGAGGCGATGAAGGGGATCGAGTAGTCCAGCTGACCTGGTAACCTACTCGCTCAACATCTAGCCTTACGGAGATACCGATGACGACAAACAGGCGCGTGCTGGTCGACCACTACGGTCCTCCCATGAAGATGCAGATCCTCGAGGGGAAGGACGGCGGCAAGCTCGTGGTCGAGGGCAAGATCGGCCACGTCGACAAGCCCACGGCGAACAACCGCGTCTACCCCCGCTCGGTCATGGAGAGGGAGATCGGAAGACTCCGGCCCCGGATCGAGCAGGGGTCCGTCATCGGGGCAGTCGATCATCCCGGTGATGGCAAGTGCCTCGGCCTGGGGACTCCGGTTCTCATGGCCGACGGTCGCGTGCTCCCGGTCGAGGAGATCGTCACCGGCGACCGCCTCATGGGACCGGATGGCAAGGCGCGGACGGTGCTGGCGACGACCGCTGGCACCGGCCCGCTCTACCGGGTTGACCCCAAGAAGGGCGATCCGTGGGTCTGCAACGACAAGCACGTCCTGACGCTGGTCCACACGTCCAACGGCGAGGTCGTGGACATCCCGGTCGAGGACTACCTCGACAAGAGCATCTACTACAAGAGCCGCTACAAGCTGTTCAGCACCGGCGTCGAGCGGTTCGAGGACGAGGCCGAGCCGCCCAGCGTCGATCCCTACTTCCTGGGCGCCTGGTTCGGTGATGGTTCCAAGACGAAGATCAACTTCGTCGCGCCCGAGACGATGGGTCTGTCGGCTGTGCGCGCTGTGGCGATCACGACCATCGACCCGGAGATCCGGGAGATGTGCGAGGACATCGCCGCCAAGTGGGAGGTTCGCGTCAACGAGGTTCCCAAGACCACGGGGACCGAG